ACCGTAATTTCTAGGAGAGCTGCGGCCTCCTTAGCTGCCACTGTTTTGCTCAAGGTCTTTTTGGGTGTTGCATTCTTGGGTGTTGGCATCAAAAGCTCCTCTTATGGTGTTGTTGAATCCTCGGGCTCTTTGCGAGCCTCAGCAAGCTCAGCCTCAAGTTCCTTGACCCGTAGCTCTGCCACGACGTGCTTGAACTCTGCTGGGTACAACTGCGAGAATGCTTCGGCTAACTGTTCGTGAGTCATAGGGCATCGACCAGGTCTTTCAATTCTAATATCGCTGCGTGCAGGAGCGGAATCGCCGTACTAGCGTCTAACGACTGCATCTCGGGCTCCCCGTCCTCGTCGAGCTCGTCCTTTTCACCGACTACTCCCCAGGGGCATAAATCAGCGTACTCATGGGCCAGGTAGCCTGCGATTCGTAGGTCAGGGTCAGCAATGAAATTGAACGTCTTTGGTTGAACCTCAGCCAGTAGGTCGAGCGCACCGGTGATCGGCAGCAGGTTTTCCTTGAGCCTGTAATCCGAGCTCGTGGCGTACACGGTCGTGGACGTGTTAATCGAGATGCTCCCAGCGATGGTTGTGTTCTTATAGAAACGGACCGCGTTTCCATTGGCACCCGTCTTCTGGATGTACATAGCGATGCCAGCACGAGAGAAAATGGCGTACTGGGAGCCACCGTCAAAGGCTATCCTCGGCGTTGTGGTAATGATTGACGTGGAGCCATCACCATTCCAGAGGTCACCAGCAGCATCGATATGCCAATGAGAAACTCCTGCTGTAGCAAAGGCCAGGCCGTTGGTCGTATATCGGTACATGCCGGTATCAATGTCGGCGTTGAACGTATACGAAGGAGCGCCTGGGGAACCAACTGGGCTCTCGATAGTACCGTTTACGATCAGGCCGCCGCTGTCGATAACCAGTCTGTAGGTGCCATCAGCAGAGAACCCGATGCGGTTGGCAGCATACTGATAAATACCAGTGTTTGAATCACCATCAAATGACAATGAGGGGAGCGGTGCGCTCCCAGCAGCAGCGAAGAGAGCGCCAGTCAGCGTGCCACCAGCAAGCGGCAGCTTGGTGCCAATATCAGTGGTGTTGGTAGCAATATCAGCGGTGTTGGTCGTAATGTCAGTTGCATTGGTAGCAATGTCAGTGGCATTGGTCGCAATGTTGGCGGTGTTGGTCGCGATGTCGGGTTCCATTAGGCGGACATCTTCCCGGATCTCGTGGACCGTGTAACTCATGTTTTGACTATGAAGTTGATGGTCAAAAACGGCGGGTTATTGCCTCCGCCCGTTGCGGGGGTGGTAGAGCCCGATGCTGCCGTTCCAGCGGCTCCAGTAGCAGGAGCGGAGTGAGTATGGGCCTTAGAATTAGAGGTCGGTGAGGCGTCCGGCAGGTTGTCATATGAGTACAGACCCGATGTGCCAGTTGACCCATTGGCCGCTCCCACGCTGGCATTTCCAGAAGCGCCCTGGGTGTGCGTGTGTGATGGGCCAGTGTGCGTGTGTGAAGCTCCAGTGTGGGTGTGATCTATAGCGCCACCAGTTCCACCCAGGGTGGACGCCGTTCCTGAGGCTGCGGTGCCAATAGGGAACTTCTGGCGTAGGTCAGGAAGGTTGAACGTGGTAGAGCCGTCGCCAATTCCGAAGGTGGTGCTTAGGACCGCAAATAGTGGAGCGTATGAGGTACGGCTTACAGCCTGCCCTTGAGCAAGTAGGAAACCAGTAGGCGCTGAGCTTCCACCGTAAGGCAGCACTATGCCTGGAGGAAGAAAGGGCCGCCAGTCAGAGCTATGATACACAGCGAGGTCGCCAGTGTCATCTAGGTATGAGAGATCGCCGCCGGTGGGTGAGGGGTGCTCAGAGGTGCGATCCGCATCATCGTCGTATCGCTGAAGGGTGCGGTCTCTAATAGCATTGCCCCAAGTGGCGACAATGACTCCGGTTGGTACTACGTCAGCTATTTCAGTCATAATCTATATCCTTATGATAGTCATGTAAGTGAATCATCTAGGGTCAGGGTCACGGTCCAATCATCAGCCGTTATGTAATGGGTGACGCCGATGACATGCACATTTTGGCTCCATTCCCAACCCTGTAGCGTTCGAATATTCACGCTCAGCAAATCCCCGTATTGCGTATCATAAAAAAGGGCGTTTAGGTCCAGGTTTGAAGGATCGTCATTGGCGGCGATGGTCACCTCCTCTATTCGTACAGCGGAATCCTTGTACACTGAGAGCGCTCTTACGGCCAGCGCTAGCACCTCGGCGTCAGTTGTGTTGTTGAGGTTGAGGCGATCATAAGTACGCTCACCATACGTCGTTATGGAGACAGAGTCAGTCTCTACCTGACGTGTCCCGCCGTTTCGCATATAATGGATGGAGTTTCGGACCCTGGCCAGCTCCCAGGATGTAATCGGGTCACCGATGATGTGAGCGTTAGGAGATCCAGCGGGAGTCTCGAAACCAATATACCCCTGAATCACGGTAGAGCGTGTATCGGTGGTTAGCCAGTTGCGTGCCTTAAACGTGTAAACGCCTTCGCCGTCCGCAAAGAACGCTCCACCCTCAGCGTCCGCCGCACGTTGGCATTCCTCCAGCACTGACTGGTCCAGGTAGCTGGTCACCACGTTGTTGATACCCGTCTGGACTGAACGCTCCCCAGCGGGTATTGACATGCGATCTAAGGCCGTTTCGATCCGTTCGTCGGTAGTTTCAGCTCCGGTGGCGACGGCGAGCGCTAGGGGCTCATAGGCGCTCAAGGTTCCCAATGGTCCTATCAGATCTAATTCAGTCGTAATGTTTGCGCCCTGAGCCGTGTATCGATCGTTTGAGGAATCAATGCGGCCTGTGAACAAAGCGACCGTCGTGGCTAAATCGGTGAGGTCTGGAATAACAGAAATCCGGACCACTCTGCCAGGTCGAAACGGTGCGCTCCATGGGTCAGCGCCGGCGTTGGGCGTAAACAAGCCCGTAGTGTTATCCACAGTAACTCGGGCTGATCCTGTAGAGAACCGTGCGTCAAATCGTTCCTGGCCTCCCCTTATTTGGACCTTCTCGACGTGCTCGGTTATATCCTCGTACTCAAAGCCACCAGAGAGGTTCCATGTACCGGTGCCTCCAGGGTCCCAGGTAGACGTGTCCCATATGCCCCCGCCTGGAGAAACGGAGGTCGCAATTTCCACTAGCAGGCCAATTTTGCCACCTAACCAGGAGAGCGGCTGGCCGATATCTGACATTAGAGGAGCTTGACTAGGAGCGGCAACGCTCCCACGGAGCGCTGATACTGCTGTAGGGCCACAACTATTTGTCGGCCAACCTCGTAGCCGTCAGTCCCCATGCCGGCATTAACTGTGAGATTGATCCCCTGGCCGCCAGAGCCGGTGCGGGCCGAGCGTTGTTGGGCTTCCGTCTGTACCCGCTCACCAGTCTTGAGCAGTGCCAGACCCTCAGAAGCGCCGCCAGGGGCTCGGAATATGCCACCGCCGTGAAATTTTGGAATATTGGGGGTGTCAATTGTGATAGTCCCCCCACCGAGCTGCCACGGTATGTTGAACTCAATTTTGAAATCGTTCCACTTGCCAATTATCCAGTTAACTGCGTCCTTAAAGGTCGTTTTTAGACCTTCAAATAGGCCACCTACGGCTGTTGTAAACCGTTCTGGTAGTTCTGTGAACCACGTGATTATATCGTCCCAGGTGGTTTTTAGAAAATCGGCTGCGTCTGTTGCGTATCCCTTTATGTCTTCCCATGCGTCGGAAAAATAGGTCACTATCGTGTCCCAGTTGAGGTAGATAAGCGCAGCGATTGCAAGGATTGCTATAGCTAGGAAGACGAAAGGGTTTGTTGCGAATGCCAATTGGAGCACCCCCCAGGCTATGCCGACCTGCGTAAATATCGCGATAACCCCAACGAAGATTAGCAGCAACGGGCCAACGACTGCGACAATACCCAAAATGGCGACCACGACCTTTTTCTGGCCGTCGGTCATGCCAGTAAATTTCTTGATGACGTCACTGACCCAGGTAAGTAGCTTTTCACCGATGGGGAGCAGTTGCGTGCCAAGGCTGGCGGCCATGTCTTTGAGATTGGCGGTTGCGATCTTTGTCGTATTTGCAGCACCCTCAGACGTGCGATCAAAATCGCCAACAGACAGAACTGACTTTTCTGTAATCAGGCTCATCGTCGCCTGAGCTGTAGTGACTGCGTCTAGAGCGCCTTCACCGTCCCACAGTCCCATTTCTAGCGCTCTTTGCTTAACGTCAGTGTCCTTTATAACAATGCCCAGGGTCTTGAGCTGTTCCCGCTCGCCTGTTAGTGCGGCGGTTACCGCGTCTACTGCCTTTTCTACTGGTTGATTCTTAAAAGACGCAAGGTCTTGTGAAAGATCAAGGATCGAGACGGCCATATCGTCGCTCTCATCAGCAGCGATTCCCAACCCCTGTGCGATATCCCCAATATTACCTGCGTATGATAGGAAGTCAGCCTGGGAAAAGGAGTCGTTAATATTCTCTGATGCGGTGATGATTTTCCCAGCTTCGTCGCCGAACACCTGACCCACCTGAGAAAGTGACTCGTCCACGTCAGAAGCCATTTTGAAGGCGGCGATTGCACCAGCAGCAATGGGGAGCGTTAGCCCGAGCGTCATCGCTTTACCAGCATCGGTCATCTTGCCAGACCACTTTTCAGCCGAGCTCTGTGAATCTGTGAATGCTTTATTCAGCTTGGTGGCGTCACCGAGCAGGTTGACCTTGACCGACTTGGACATTTAGCTCATCTCCTGGTTGATCTTTGCCACGGCTTTGAGATATGACTGATACTCGCGGTGAGTCATATTCCAAACGTCACTGGGTGATAGCCCAAAATGGTAGGAGAGGGTAGGCATATTGGCTATCACCCGCTCTGCTGTAGCAGTTGTGGTACTTTTGGGTCATCGTCGCCCCCGAGCACTTCGTAAAGGGCGGTTAGGTCCACGTCAAAGCTATCTAGCTCCAAATCTGGGCGATCTGTTTTGAGTTTGGCGTACAGCAGCGCCTGGATCACGGAGGGCCGCATTTCCGCTTTTCCTAACATCAGGAGGTCAAAGCGCTCCCCACCGAGAGTGGTTTCAAGTACGACTGATTCTCTCATGGTCAGGGACTCCAGATCGAGGTCGAGAGCGAAAATCTCAGCAGTACCATCACTATTGGTTATCTCAATGTCTATCCGGTTCATTTGGTGCCCTTCTATAATTGCTCCCAGACCCCTTGGATGAAATCATCAAGCTCGGTTTCATAATTATTAATCATACTGTCCTGGTTCTCAGTCAGCGTAGTATTAAGAAATGGCTGTGCAACAATATTGTGAGCGGGCCATCCATAGTGTATGGGACCCGCATAGAGCAGTCTTGCACCCGCACCAATTGCAGAAATTCGCTGTGTCCCATAGGCCTTGACCGAGCGCTTTAGCCTTCCAGTTTTGCCGACGGGTGCTTTTAGACGAGCTGCCTCGGCGACAGGCTCGGCAATCGACTTATGGATTTTCTGTAGCTCTTTGGGCAGATCCCTGTCGATGGTTCTGAGTGCCTTGACAAGCTCCCGAGCACCTTCGAGCTCGAATCTGATTGCACTTGTTTCTTCCAAAAGGGAGCTCCCATTAGCGCTTAGACGGCAGCGGTATAAGTTGGGGTACCAGTTCCAACGGCGTCCACAGAGAATGACCATTGCCCATCGGCTGATCCATCAATATCTAGCGTTGTGAGAACGCAGTTACCGGTGTAAACACCAGCATCAGTGTCTCCGGCCGCCGTTCCAATCTGGAGCGAAAATGCGACTGGCTCGTCGGTCTCATAGCTTGCGTCTATGGCTGCTATCTGCTCGGCTGAAATCGAGCCGCTGGCTGAAAAGGTAAACTCTCGTTGGCCGCCGATTGCAAACTGATAGCGGTTTCCGAATGTCTTTTTCGTCAGTCCCCCGCGGGACCGTCCGAACTTGGTTACATGAGCGATTGCCGAAACATCGTTGCTGTCAAAGCTTACGACGCCCAAATAACCGGCTACGAATGTTGGATCTGGCATTGAGATGGCTCCTTAAGTGTGAATCTATGGTGGTGGATATTGAAATGTGACTAAATTTGAGCTTATAACACTGCTGCGCCCTTGCTCATCAATTAGGCGTCTTGGCCCTGAGGCTGAAACCCATGTGGCTCCCACAGAGGTAACGACGTTTTGGACCCTGAGGGAAATATCTCTCATTTGTGCGAGCCCGAGAGCGGTATTTTTTAAGCTTACCGCTACCAGCACGTCCCACCGCTCTTGAACACTACCGTAGGACCACGGCAACAGATACGGGTCGGCGGGCGACACTATAACAGACGGCACCGACACATTTGCAGGCGGTGAGGCGGTGAACACTATTTCGTCTGCGAACTCCTCGGCTAGGCCGTCGGTTAAG